AAACATATAATACATAAAACTGAATGAAACTTATTGAGAATAAACAATATACAAAAAGGCTCAAAAAAACAATTTATACATTTACTTTAATTCTACTTTAATAATTAGGCTTCTCGTGAGCCTTTTTTTATGCATTACTTTAATAGTGGCTTATGAATGGTTTAATAATGGCGTAAAAGCCTATTAAATAAAGGATAAACGACTATGTGAGCCTGCAATTTTACGCCCCCAATAGCCTCTATTTTAAAGCCTACCGGTTCGATTCCGAGTAGGCTATTTTTATGCCTAAAAAACGAAAAATACAAGAGTTACGGCATAGTTACGGCATCAAATACGGCTAAAGTTTAGTTATTTGATAGCCTATACGATAGTATTATTATTAATAAACACTGAAAAAACAAACATTAATAACCCTTTAATACATAAAATATGGACAATTAAAGCAAAAATATATGCACATAATTAATTGACTTGCAATTGATTATGTGCATATTAGTTCAAAAAAGCGTAATTATTTGCTATTTATCTATTGATTTAGTCACTTTTAAAAGGATGTTACTCATTTCTTCCATCCGATCCTCTACGTTTTTTATGCGATGATAGTATGTGTCATTGATGTTTGGCATTTTTGCCGAAATATGCAAGTCTACATGCCAAATGAACATTAAATCATTGTGGTCGATATTGAAGTTGGGATAACTCAGTTTGTCTACATTATCCGACATACAGACTATAAAACCCTTCTTTAATCTGTTTTTTACTCTTTTTATGTAGCTTCCACCCTCTCTATGAACAATAAAATATACATGTTCATCACGCATACTAATCCACTCAGAACGATCTAACAGGCGAATAACTAACTTATCGTAGTCATAAAACGTAGGAGACATTGATTCACCTTTGTTTTTGACACAAACAGTTACTGAATTCTTTTTTACCATGCTGGACGGTAATACAATGTATTCAAGGGTATCTATATTACTCGGATTAATATATCCTGTTATACCAGCAGCCCCCGCCACATCCATAACCGGTATTTTGACTACATCACTTCCGTAATATGGGTCAGGTTGTGATATACAACTAGAGATTTCACCACTATTTGCTATGAACATTTCACCACCGTTTGATATAAGCCAATTCAGGTTAATTCCGAAGTTTTGAAACATAGAATTACATATTTCTGAACTAACACCCATCCTTCCTGCTGTAATTTCAGACAATCTGGAGGCTGTAATATTTATTTTTTGTGCAAAATCGGCTTTGTTTTGTACAATTCCTTTGTTTAAACATGTATTTAAGACATCTTTAAATCGCTGATTTATATTTATTTCCATTGTGCCATAAAAAATAATTACGTTTTTCTGAATAAATGCTTTGAAATTACGATTTTCTGAATTACATTTGCAACGTGATTCACTACTGAAACAAATTGAAAAGCAAAAGTACTAAATTAATCAGAAAAAAATTATATGGAACTAGAAAACAAAATAGTAGTCGACTATAAGGTCAAAAAAAAGCTTCTAATCATTGCTACATATCCAACGATAAGAAAAGCTCTTAAAGGATATGTAAATACTCCACAAGCATTGAGAATTAGGAAGGCCGCATTAGATAACGGAGGTGTAATAATCCCAAAACTAGATAATGATGAAAAAACTAATTTATTGGGCGTTTGACCGCTTATTATCTGATCCTCTAAATGAAAGGATTTGCACCTGGGCATTAGCTATATCCGGAATCCTATTTTTTGGAAATATGATTATCCACTATTTAATTCAGAATAGATGACGCGTGAAGTTCAACTTAAAGATTTAAAGTTAGGATCAAAGTTCATGTTTCTTCGAGCTGATGATGTATTCATACTTCTTTATCCTAAAGATTGGAGAAATGTAGTAGGATATTCAGCTACTACTGATGGAAAATCGAAATTAAAAGAGATTCATTGCTCAACATGGGTAAGAGAGATTTGCTAAAAAAAAGAAGTCGACAATAATTTTTTACGACTATGTACAATTTAATAGATGACACATTAACTATTTCTGTGAATGACTGGAAAAGTGCCGGTCTTACACAAAATCAGTTTGAGCATGACAGTAAATCTGGCTATTTATCAATTTATCGTCGTGGCCTAAACGGCAATACTCTAATTGATGTACGATCAATAAAACGACCTGAGAGATTGAACGTGTTGGAGCGGGTTTACGGGAAAATAGTTGACGTAAAGAAAACTAACTCAATTTTTAATGTAGAGATTGACCATAAGGCTAGAACATTCTTCATTAGTTACCGTAAACCTGACGGAACGCCAATAGAGCCGAATAGGATTGAGGAATACGTAAACCGTGCATCAATTTTCAATGCACTTGAAACGGGACTAAAGCAACAAATGGCTGCGAGGGCTAAAAGTGGCAGCCGGTTGAAAATGGGTGAGTTTTGGACGGATGCTGTTGATTGGTTCCTGGAACAAACAGAAAAATATCAATGCACCCCAATAGGTAATGCGCGAAGTCTTGAAAGGGCATTTAAAGAGTATTTAAACGGCGGTTATGAAGTGCTTATTCATAAGAATGTCGGCAATGATGCGGCTCGTAAAGTATCGGTTTCTGCTGAAAAGTTATTCCTAGCACTTTGGCGGACAAACGACAAGCCATTCGTACTTCGGGTACATGAATTATATCTCGAATTCGTATCAGGCAGCAAAGAGCTATTTGACAAAAGCACCGGTGAGATTTTCAGACCTCAGGATTTTATGCACAAAGGACGTGCAATGGAGGTGAGCGTGGCGACTATATGGAGCTATCTGAAGGATGTTGTAAACAACACAGCTGTGTACTCCGACAGAAATGGAAACTTTGACTATATGGATAAGGTAAGGCCGAAAAAACATCGCACACCGGGTCGTTTCTCTCTCAGTAAAATTTCGATGGATGACGTGGCCATGAGTCGCAAATCTAACAGGGGTTGGATTTACAAATATATGGCGGTGGATGTGGTGAGCGGTTATTGGTTCCGACCGGACTATGTACTTGGAAAACCTACGGTAAGGACCATTCACAATACTTTCAGGAATATGTTTTGCGAGCTTGACGAATTGGGATTGCCGATGCCTGGAGAACTTGAAGTTGAATACGCACTGATGAAGCATATCGACTGGCTTGACAAAGCGTTCCCATTTGTTCGGTTCTGTAACTCCCCTACGGAAAAACGAGCCGAACACGCCATTAAGGCATTGAAGTACGGAGCTGCTAAGGATGCAGGACACACTCGGGGGCGTTGGTTTAGCAAAAATGAAGCATGGAAAGCCATACGACACAAAGAGGATGGCGATTTTGTAGAACCGATGTACCAACCTCAAACAATTGTACGTGATGACTTGGACGACATTGAAAAGCACAATAACGAGCTTCACCCATTGCAAAAGACTTATCCTGGAATGACCAGGAAGCAGGTTTTAATTACGCAGGTTAACCCGAATTTACAGCCGATAGAGCACTGGCACCTTTACAAGTTTATAGGCAACGAAACACAAACATCAATCTATCACAATGATTTTTGCCCGGTATCGAACGAACAATTTGAGCTAAAAGACTTCAAAAATCTGAAAAAACTGAAATCGAACGATAGAACCGTAACTGCTTACTGGCTTCCAAACGAGGAAGGATCAATCAACGAGGTTTATCTGTGGCAAGGTGACACTTTCATAGGCGAAGCGATAAACAGATCGCTGACCAGCTACAACGAATGTGCTATTGAGCGGACGGAAAAGGATGAGGTTAATATGCTTGAGCAAAACAAACGACTTGCAAAGTTCGACAAGTTTGTGAAAGATGAAAAAGCGGAAATTCCGAAAATTGGAAGCTACAAAGCAACTCCCGAAAAAGTGTATGAGGAAGTTGAAATAATGGAAACACTACAGCCTAAAGGATATGACGGAGACGAAGATTTGACGGTTGAAGATTGGAGCAAATTTGCGAGAGAATCATTATAAAACGATTTAAAACACCATGAATATGATAACAGAAGAATTAAAAAAAGCAATAGTTGAAAGTTTGGCGGCAAGTCGCCAGTTGTTTGACGGATCGGATTCGAAGTTTGCCATTAGTTTAGGCATTAACGGAGCGCAATATAACCGAATTAAAAACGGTGACACCACTAAGGTGTTGAGCGATGCAGTTTGGATTTCGTTGGCACGTAGACAGGGTGTGAGCATAAATAATACACCAGCTTGGAAAATTGCAAAAACGCCTGTGTTTGAATTTATTACCATGCAATTAGAAATTTGCCAAAAAGAGGGTATTAGCTCACTGCTTTGTGATTTATCGGATATTGGAAAAACGGTTGCAGCTGTTCATTATGCAAAAACTCACAAGAACGCAATTTACTGCGATTGCTCACAGGTAAAAAGTAAACAAAAAATGGTTCGCCATATTGCCAAAGAGTTCGGGGTTGGTCACACGGGCAAATATGCTGATGTGTATGAGGATTTGGTATTTTATCTAAAAACATTGCCCAATCCATTAGTTATTTTGGACGAAGCAGGAGACCTACAGTATGATGCATTCCTCGAAATAAAAGCACTCTGGAACGCAACCGAACACACCTGCGGATACTACATGCTAGGAGCGGACGGACTACAGGAGAAAATGAGACGCGCCATTGACCACAAGAAGGTTGGTTATACTGAACTTTTCAGCCGATTTGGAAAGAAATACGGCAAAGTAGTACCGACAGGCAAGGAAGACAGCGAAAAGCTTATGAATGCAACAGCAGCTATGATTATAAAGGCTAATTGTTCGGAAGATACAGACATTAATAAGTTATTGAGGCAAACAATGGGTGAAGATGGCCGACCAAGTCTCCGACGAATTTACACAAAACTGACAACGGCGGAGTGATATGCGGAGAGCTTACAGTGTAGCGAACGTAACGGATGCAAAGTTTAAAACGTATGAATTTAAAGGACAATGGCGTGAGGCTGTTGGATGCCCTGAAAAAGGCTGTACGTGGATAATACTCGGACCTCCAAAGAATGGAAAAACAAGTACGGCAATGATGGCAACAAAATACTTAGCCGGATTTACAAGATGTGCTTATGATTCGATTGAGGAGGGGTTGAGTTTGACAATAAAAAAAGCAATGGAGCGCGTAGGGATGTCCGATGTAGCAAGTAAAGTGATACTGCTGGATAAGGAAAGCCCTGAGGAACTAAAAGAACGACTATCGAAACATAAATCACCCGATGTAATCATTTTTGATTCTATCCAATTTGGTGAACTTGATTTCAAAACTTATAAGGAGCTTAAATGGTCGTTCCCCAACAAAACATTCATTTACGTTTCGCACGTAGATGGTAAAAACCCCGAAGGAAGTGTGGCAAAACGAATTTATAAAGATGCAGCTATAATACTACGAGTTGAGGGTTTTAAAATTTTCCCAACTAGCCGATATGGCGGTGGTGCTCCAATAGTGATTAATGAGGAGCTGGCAGATGCTTATTGGGGATTGAAAGTGTAACATATAATAAACACAACGGATATGAAAACAACACTGAATGCAATTGACAAGCGAAAAAACGGATTTATTAAGAAGTATCACGTGCTTGTTCGTGATGCAAAGATTAGCGATGATGACAAGTTAGTTCTATTAGCAAATTGGAAGGTAACAAGTTCAAAGGATTTGAATGTTGATCAACTAATTCAAGTATGCGAGTTTCTTGAAAAAATGGTTGATCCGGAAAAAGCAGAATTGGAAAAATGGCGTGATTGGGTGCGCACCTGTGTAA